CCCTAGGAAGATTTACATCTTCTTAGAGACAAGCGTCTGGACCCCGCTATATTACTATAGACTTTACCAGACGTCTCTACAGGTTTGCGACCTGTAGAGTAAGCCACTCGACCAGGTACTCTGTTATACAGAGACAGGTGTAAGATCCAAAACTGTATCAGGACCTAAGTCCCGGATACATTTTTATAATCTCAAACCTCTCTCGTAAGCGTTTACCAATAACGAATGACGCGGTGGGTACGACATGATCACCTCTTCTTACGAAGATTTGATCACTCATCGGTTGAGTCATAGCCTTTAGTAATAAAGGCCAATCCTCTCCCTTTGTGTCGATCCTTCGTGCCAAACGTTTCTAATCCATGAATCCTTCTTCGACAAGTCCATAGACTTGAAGAACGGGGATAGCATAGATTAGGTCGTAGGCAACTGGATGTTCCTCGCCAATCCCAGTTAAGAATAATAAGCAAGCTTCAGATAAGGCCCCTAAGGACCTTCCTGATTTGCCATTATCATTCTCTGGGTTTGACTCAGCGAAACTTTCAACCATCATGTTCGATAGTAGAGCATTTGCTTCATCTAAAGATAATGGCGGTTTAAAGTCGAATTCAAACAACCTGGCAATCTCATTAACTGAGACGTCAGCTTGAATGGTTCTCATGGTTTTAATCATGGATTCGCTGATTGAACTAATTAGGCGGATGCTATCGACCCTTTTGGATCGATAGCCCATCTAATGTTCATAAAAGGAACAAACAGCAGCAGGGGTACCTTTAACACACTCCCAACCTTTTCTTTCTGCGTCGATTAAGTAGTTAACTAAGAGATAACATCTCGAAGCAACTTCTGAAAGACCAGAAATTGGAAATGGAGTTATTTCATCGAATTTGTAGAAGAGTCGCTTTGCGAACTCCCCAACGAATTCTGATGAAAATGTCTTTTCTGAAGACACCTCCACTCCAAGGTTTTGAATGCGAATACGGTAAGCCTTAGCTAGCTCATTACTACCTATCATCACATCATCTCCGAGCATGACATATGGTGCAGTATTCCAAG